ATATAATACCGTTTGAGATTTTTATTAATTGGGATTTACCTATAGTAATATGTGAGGGAATGTTTGATGCTATTGCTATAAAAAGAAATGCAATTCCATTATTAGGGAAAAATATCCAATCAACATTAATGAAAAAATTAGTTGAATCTAAAGTTGATAAAATTTACATTACATTAGATAAAGACGCTATAAAACAATCTATTAATTTTTGTGAACAATTTTTAGATGAAGGAAAACAAGTATATTTAGTGGAATTAGAAGGGAAAGACCCATCTGAAATAGGATTTGAAGATATAAATGAAATTATCTCAAATACACCTCCTTTAACACATAGAATGTTATTAGAGAAAAAATTAGAACTAGTATGAAAATTCCCGGGGAAAATCTTATGAAGAGTGGTTCTACCATATATTTATAATGAAAATAATATAATGGTAGGAATATACAAAATAACAAACCCTAAAGGAAAAATATATATAGGTCAATCTGTAAATATAAATAGAAGATTTAAAGAATATAAATACATGCTTAATTCTTCTCAAATTCACCTAAAAAATTCATTAGATAAATATGGTTATGAAAATCATATATTTGAGATTATAGAAGGGTGTAATATAGATAAATTAAATGAGAGAGAAAGATATTGGCAAGAATATTATAATGTATTAGATGAAGGACTTAATTGTAGGTTAACAAAAACAGATGATAAAACAGGAAAAGATTCCATAAATACTAGAATGAAAAAATCAAACTCTTTAAAAAAACCTATAATCCAATATGATCTTAAAGGAAATTTTATAAAAGAATGGGGAAGTATACTTGAAGCTGAAATTACACTAAAAATAAATAAAATATCTGGTGCATGTAGAGAAACTAATAAATCAATTGGGGGTTATATTTGGAGATTTAAATCAAATCCATTAAATGAAAATTACATTCACCCTGATCATGGAAACAAAAACAAAGAAAAAAGTAATGAAACAAAACTAAAAATGTCTACCTCAGGAAGGGGTGTACCTCAACCACCTCATTTCGCTAAAATTTTAAATAAACCTATAATCCAATATAATATNNAAGACATCATATAATAGAATATTAAAAATATCTGATGATTATCAAATGATTACAATGCCTGATTCGCGTTATTATAGACGAAATGGAGAGTATTATCCCTCAATAACACATGTTCTTGGAACCTACCCTAAAGGGGTTTACTTTGAGCAATGGTTGAAGCAAGTTGGTTTCGCTGCTGATTATATAGTTAAAAAAGCAGGAGAACAAGGTACAGCTACCCATAATTTAATAGAATCTTATTTACAAGGTGAGGAACAATCATTCTTAAATCAATATAATCAACCCCAATATGATGTTGAGGTATGGCAAATGTTCCTTAGATTTGTAGAATTTTGGGAACTATATAATCCTAAATTAATTGAAGAAGAAGTCCATTTATTTTCAGATAAATACAAAGTTGCTGGAACATGTGATTTAGTATGTGAGATTGATGGGGAATTATGGATAATAGATTTTAAAACATCTAACCATTTACAACCAACATACGATCTACAATGTGCCATATATGCTCAATGTTATGAGGAATGTTACGGGAAAAAAATAGATAGAGTTGGAATACTTTGGTTGAAATCTTCCAAAAGAAAAGTATCAAAAGAAAAAATGACAGGTAAAAATTGGGAAATGTATGAATCTAAACGTACTCAAGAGGAAAATTTAAATATATTTGCTACTGTAAAGGTGTTATTTGATTTAGAAAACCCAAATGAAAAGCCATATTTTACCGAATTTAAAACTAAAGCTAAAAGAAAACTATAATATGTATAAACATGATAAGTTTACTACAATTATTAAAAGAATCTCTAAACAAACCTAAAGCTATATTTTTAGCAGGCCCTGCTGGAAGTGGCAAATCATATATTTCTAAACAACTAATCCCTTCCTCATTTATAATCATTAATTCAGATGATACTTATGAGGAAATGTTGAAAAAGAGTGGGATTGGGTTAAAACAAAAAGATTTTAACCCTGACCAACTCTCCCAAGCTGCTAAATTTCAAGCTCAAGCTGTAAAAGATACAAACCAAAAATTCCTAACTTTATCTCAAGAGAAAAAAAATATAGTAATTGATGGAACAGGTGCAGCTTCTAACCCGGTATTGAAGAAAAAACAACAATTAGAGGATTTAGGGTATGATGTTTTTATGTTAATGATTTATGTTTCTCCTTTGGTATCATTAGAGAGAAATAAAAACAGAGACAGAAGTTTAAACCCCTCTATTGTATTACGTACATGGAGAGATGTTAATAAAAATATCGAAACATATAAAGAATCATTTTCCAACAATTTTTCCCTAATAAATAATAACCCTGAAGATACTAATATATCATTCTCAAAAGAGATACTACAACCATATCTCTCAACAACCCATTCAGGCAGACCCAAAACACCAGAAGAATTAGAAAAATCAAAGATAGATTTTGACAATCTAGTTTCTGATGTAGTGTCATTATCTAAAACATTACCTAAAACAGAAACTATATCTCAAGTTAAAAATAAAATAAATAATTTTATAAATGAATAATAATTATAAAATCTATTTTGATATAGATAATACCCTAACTGACTATACTGGAGGATTAAAAAAATTAAATTTAACTCCACGAGATACAACAAAAGATGAATATGAACATTTTTGGTCAGAAGCAGAGTGGTTACCTTTATCACAAAATATGATAAAATTCTCTCAAAAATACTTCCCAACAGAAATATTAACAGCATCACCAGATTATCCCTCTCCAAAAAATGGCAAGTTAAAATGGATAAAAAATAATATAGGAAATATACCTGTAATATTCACAAAATCAGGGAAAGAAAAAGGAAGATATGCCAATAAAAATACAATATTGATTGATGATAAACAAGAAAATATAAATCATTTTGTAAAACAAGGAGGTATAGGAATACTTTTTAAAAACAACCCTGAAGAAGTAGTCGATAAACTTTTATATTATCTTAAAAATCCCCCAATAAAGGAAAACGATTTCTTTGGTTTGAAAGAACATATCCGTTCATTATCAAATGAAGGTATAGAACCCATTATTTTTACAGATAAAAAACATAACTATAAAAAATCTTTTTCCCATAAATTATATGATACATTAAATGAAATTACTTTAAATACAAGTAATGCTGTTAGTGTTGTAGGAAATGAGTATAAAGGGGAATTTGATATTGATGTGGCAACATATGAATATGTAGTACAAAAATTTGATAAAATATTTGATGATGGGTTATTATATAATATCTCTTTTTCCCCTAAAGGAATTGAAATTGATGTCCCTATGGGTACAACATCACCAAAAAATTTTATAAAAATATTATCTACTATGTATAAAATTATATTAGATTTTATTGAAAAAGTTAAACCTAAATATTTGGGGATTTCTTCTAAAGATAATGGAGAAGATAAAAACTATCATATGTTGTATAATAGATTAACTTCCAATAATAATATCCCTGGATATTTTAAGAAGAATTCAAATTTAAACCTTACCACCCCTGACGGAGATTCTGGGAGAATAATAGTGTTAAAAAAGAAATTATCCTCCTCCGAATCCAACATACCATTAAACGAGGGTCAATTAACAGATCGTCAATTACTTTTAGATCAAATAAAATCATTAACTAAATATATGATAGATAAAGGGATGAATATTCAACCTCTACCTAAATTAAAAATTATAGATAATGATGAAGAAAATGCAAATGATTTCTTTGGTAAAACTGGGTATTATGATCCCAACAATAATGTTATAGTAGTTTATACTTTAAATCGTCTCCCTAAAGAAGTAGTAAAAACAATATGCCATGAGATGATCCATCGAATCCAAAATAATGAAAATAGATTGAATGGTATAACAACCACCAATATAAATGAAGATGATTATCTAAGAGAAATAGAAAGAGAAGCATATGAACAAGGAGGCCTAATATTCAGAGAATGGGAAAACCACCAAAAAAAACCTTTAAATGAAGGTAGATATGATAAATTAACAACTATGATATCTAGTGATATATTTAAAAAATGGAAACAGGGATTTGAAGCAGGAAAAAAATATGCAATATTGGATACATTTTATGAGGGTGGGGATGTAAAATTAACAGTTGTAGCTAAAATATTCTTTATCCCTGGATTTAAAAAATATAGAGTTGATGGTTCTATGGGAGAAGATGGAGAAACATTATTAGTTGATTTTAAAATTGATCCAACATATTTACCCGATTTCTGGGAAGATATATCTATGGATTTAAGAGATGTAGTAAGACATGAAATAGAACACTCTACCCAAACCTCCAACCCAACAAATTCCAGATTATGGAAATATATGGAAGATGATACTTTAGCTAGAAAAATGATCAATGCTAAGTTAATTTCCAAATCAAATTATTTCAAATTGAAAAAAGAAGTAGATGCTAATCTACAAGGTTTATATTTAAAAGCTAAAAAATCCAAACAACCATTTTCAAAATTAGTAAATGATTATTTAGATTTACAAGATATAACGCCAGAACAAAAGGAAGAGATATTAAATATTTGGAGAAACAGAATCCCTGCCTTATCTTTACCTAAAATATAAAAAATGCCAACATTATTAGACTTATATAAGTTAATTAAAGAAGAAAACAAATCAAAATACACAATTTTTGCAGATATGGATGGTGTATTAGTTGACTTCGACAAAGGATATGAAGAATTAACCGGACTTCATACTAAACACAAAGACGTACAAGATCAAAAAGATTTTTGGGAACTATTAAATAGAAGTCTCCAAGAACAAAACAAAACAGAATATTGGTTTTGGTCTAACCTAGACTGGATGCCCGATGGAGAACAACTATGGAATTATATTAAACCATACAATCCATATATTCTAACAGCCCCATCAAGAAATCCAGAATCCAAAGAAGGAAAATTAAAATGGGTACAAGATAAAATTGGCTCTGTACGTAAAGTAATATTTTCTCCATCATATAAGAAAAAAGAATATGCTAAACCTTCCAATATATTAATAGATGATAGAAAAGATAATATTGAAGGATGGATTGAGAACAGAGGGGTTGGTATTTATCACCAATCAACAACATCTACAATAAAAGAATTAAAAAAACTAGGCATATAGTATGGGAGAAAACGTATTAAAGAAACAATTTGCTGAAAAAGATGTAAATAGATTAAGAAATCTTATTCAAGGTAAATTTGGAGATAAAACATCCATTGGTGTTGGTTATTCAAAACCAACAGAAGATCATAAAGAAGGAGATATTTGGACTGAGGATCAAAGACAATGGACGATAAGAGATGGTATTAAACAAAACATTACTAAATTAGATAAATTTAAAAATTTAACAATCCCATTATTTTGTCCCTCTTGCGATACAATTATGAATAAACAAATTGATTCTGATTGTTTTAGATCCCACAGAACATGTTTTAAATGTTATACTACGTTTGAAACCAAATTAAAAATTGAGGGTAAATGGGAAGAATATCAAATGGATATTCATAACAAAGAAATTGATAATGTTATCCAAGAATACACTGCTTATATAATGTCTGAATTAGAGGAAACAAATGAATCATTTGTTGCTGAAAATGGAGATGTTGAAAAATGGGATGGAAAAGTAGATAGAGAGAGAGCAGAAAAAGCATTAGCTGAAACCATTACTTACCTAGAATCTTTAAAGCAAAAATAATGGTTGTACTAATAACGACAATAACAGTAGCCTTTATAACAGCAATATTAGGCCCTATCACAGTTGAATGGGCTAAAGCAAAGTTGACTAAAACCAATCCACCTAAAAATATACTAGAGGAAGCATTTGACCATAATTCAATAATTGATCACCAATTAGATGATATAATTAAAGAAATAGAATGCTCTAAAATATGGATAGCCCAATTCCATAATGGAGGTCATTTCTATCCAACAGGAAAATCTATACAAAAATTCAGTATATTTTATGAAAAAATAGTACCTGGGGTAAACTCAACACAAACCACATTCCAAAACATCCCAGTATCATTTTTCCCTAAATTATTCTCTAGATTATATAATGATGGAGAGTTATATTCAATTGATGTAACGAATAATGAGGAAGATCATGGATTGAAAATGATGATAGATAAATCAACACAAAGTATATTTACTTTTGGTTTAACAAATATGGAGAATGAATTTATAGGTATAATGGCAATTGAGTTTAATACATTAAAATATGATTTCTCTAAGGAAGAATATATATTTATAAGACAGAAAATAGGTGCTATCGGGCTTCTATTAAGCAACTATTTAAAAAAAACTAAAATATGAGTGAAGACTTTAATACTAATGAATGGAGGAGAGATAACATTTTTGAGATAAATGAAGATCCCCAATCCCCAGTTACATGGTTAGTAAACAATTTAGATAAATATGTTATGTGGGATAAAGATGCTAAAGACTTAGTAAATAAAGCATTACAAATGGAAAAAAATAATAAATAAAACAAATGGATCAAAGAACATTAATGCTAGCTGGTTTAATAACTGAATCAGAATATAGAAAATCAAAAGAAAACCAATCCTCATTAAATGAGAATGATTTAAAATCAAAAATTAAAAACATGATTAGAGAATCATTATCTGAAATGGATATGGGTAATGGATATACTGCTGAAAAAGAAGAAATTAAAAATGGAAATTATGATTTCGACACAGCATATGTTTGGTTAGAAGATCAAGGTTTAAATCAAAACCAAATCGATTCTATTATGTCTCAATTAGATGCTGAAGGATATGAATTTCCAATAGATGAAGCTAAGAAAAAAGACAAAGAAGAAGAACCAGAAGAAGAAATTGATGTTGATTTAGAAGACATGGAACTTGAAGACGAGCCAATGGATGATGAAATGATGGATGAAGAACCAGAAGGTAATTCAGACCTAAACGATATCGAAAACCATTTAGATTCAGCATTAGAGGCCGCAAAACAATCAGGTGATGAAAAATTAATTACTCAAATAGAGAACACAATCACCATGTTAACAAGAATGCAATTCAATAAGTAACAAATAAAAACAAAATAAAATCTATGAACACAACACAAATTATTGACGCGTTAAAAGACGCATTAGCAACATTAGAAGCAGAGCACAATGGTAAATTCAAGAGCTCACGTGCCAAAGCAAAACGAGCAGCTCTCGCGATAAAAAAACTAGCAGCTGAATACAAGAAAACCTCAGATTCTGAGTTCAAAGAGCAATAAGAATTATTTAATTTGAACCCAACCTGAAATAAGTTGGGTTCTTTTTTAATTAAAAAACACTATGAATAAATTATTAATCGAGACATTATCACCTGAGGTATCAAAAAAGGCATCTGAGATATTTAAGTCCATCATAGACAAACAAGCAGATAGATTAATAATAAAATATGGGGCTGATGCTGAAAAAGTAGCATATAGTATTGCTATAAAACAAGCAAAAAAAGCTATGGAAAAAGATAATGTAGAGGAAATAAATTCCAAACAATATATAGCTGAAAGAAATAATGAATCTAAAATTAAATCTTTAGTTGAACAAATATTCAATAAAATAAAAAAATGACCCCGGAAGAATTCAAATCAAAAATAAAATCCCTTGCCTCTGAGATATATGCTAGTAAACAAAAAGTTGAAACAGCAGCAGTAGAATGGGATGAATTAACAAAATTCCCTGAGTTAAAAGAAGCAATTGTGAAGTTGCTAACAGATGACTTTAATAATTTTTTAGCCTCAATTGATTGGGTTGCTCCAAGACCTTCCACATTCCGTATTAATTTAAAAAACAATCAAGAATTTTATTTATTGTATGGAACAAGAAGTTGGATAGCTCAAGTTGAGGGAAAAAAATACTATTTACTTAATTTACCTGAAGAACAACATGCTGCTGAAGCAGTTGCTCGAATATTGAGATATGGTGCTAAAGAAGAACAGGATGGAGATAATGATGGTTTCTCTAGTTTTGATGAACCAACTGATTCTCCTGCAGACGCACCCGAGGAAACACCAACAGAAGAAAAACCCGAAGCGTAATGGATAATATTACAAAATTTTTAAATAACATATCATATAAATTCCCTAAAGGATATCCTGATTTAACTAATAAACAGGATATTTTAATTTTAGAAAATGAATTAAAAAATTTAGGAATTGATATAAATGAAAGTAATTTGAATTATAAAGAATTAGAAAAACCATTTACCTCCCGTTCTGAATTTGCTTCTTCTTTTAATGATAGAGGGGAAAAATTTTTAGATAAAATATTAAATGGGGAAGAGTTTGAATTAGGTGATGGAAGTAAGATTACTTTAGATAAAGAAAAATCTAAAGAAGGTATTGAAATACTTAAAAACAAAAAATATAATGAATTAGGTGGAACCAAAAAACCATTCTATGATTCTGATGGTAATTCATATGGGTTATCTAAATTTAAAAAAACAGTAGAATTCGGAAGTGGTTCTGGCCAAGGGGGAGGAACTGTTAACACAGCTATTGCTGAATCATCTCAATGTATATTTAATGCTATGTTATATTATGTTGTTGATGAAATCAATGAAGAAGCATTAACAGAAGAAAACTATAAAAAAGCATATTCATATTGCAAAGTAACTTCCCCATTAGAGGAAATTATCAAATTTTCCCAAGATAAATCCTGGAGAAATACTTTTATATTAACGGCACAAAAATTAAAACAAACTATCCAGGGAAATAATTTTGAATTCCATAGAGGTTCTGAATTTACGAACTCTATATATAATGCATATAAAATAGCATCTAAGAATGCTGAAATAAAAATGCAATCTGATAAATGGAATCCTGCTGATATTTGGATTGTAAGTAAAAATATCTTAGGATATGATTTCCCCACTAACTTAGAGGAATTAAATGCTGATTTATCAAATTTATTTACCGAAGAAAAATTATTAGGTGTATCTCTCAAAAAACTAGGCAATACCGCTAATTTAAGTTATTATAATATAACTGATCAAGAGATTAAAGGATACAAAATTACTAAAATAGAAGCAATCCCAACAAATAAAGGAGCCCAAATTGAGTATGATGGAGGGAAAATATATTTCCGTACATTTAATTTTGCAGATAACTTTGCTGGAGAAATATTAGGAAAAACAGCAGCACATGGTAAAATAGGAGTAGGACCTTTAAATGATATATTAAAATATAATAATAAAAAACAATTACCTAATACTAGATCATTAAAACAAAGTTTAGAAGATAATGATGAAACTACTATTAATGATTTCCATAAAAATTATAATGAAGTTAATGAAAATATAGGAATTGATAAATTTATAGAATTTATTAATAGTAAAAATATAGACTGGAGAGTATCTAAATATTTAGCACTACATGTATGTTCCCAATTAAAAGAAAATGGAAATGAACCTCTTTCAGATATGATTAGATATTCAACTTCATCATCCAGAAATAGTTCAGTATTTATTAAAATATCATAATAAAATAATGGATAAAGATAGACTAAAAAAATTAATTAAAGAAGTATATTCAAATAAGAAAAAGGATTCATGTAATTGTGGATGTCATAGTTGTGAAAACGTAGGTAATCCTGGTGTATTATTAAATGAGAGTATATCTAATAAAATAATTATATCGGAGAATCTGCAGTATCACGTGCAGAATCAACTCCCACTTACAGAAAACACATTCCATTATGACTCAAAATCCTTCATTGATTTATGGTCATAAGCTCGTTATTTAAGGGAGTTAGTATATTTATAAATAAGTTAGAATGGCATAGAGTAATCAAAGGAGATACTTTATTGAAAATAAAAATAGAAGAATGAAAACAGATAGACTAAAACAAATCATTAAAGAAGAAATACAAAAAGTATTATCTGAATCCCATCAACCTGGTGAGGAAGTATTATATAAAGGTACTGTATATATAGTAGATAAAGAAGAAGGTCAATATATATATTTAACCGATAAAAAAAATCCACAAAAGAAAATCAAAGTAATATATAGAGATTTCAAAAACCAACCACAACCATTCCAAAATCCTATATTTAATCCATTACATGAAAATTCTCGTATCTCTATTAATACTATAACAAATCTTATTAAAGGATTATCCGAAGAAGAATTAATCAAAGTAATTAAATTTATCAATACTTTATCTAAACCACAATCAACATCTACTGAACCGGATTTAACTCAATTCCCAAAATCTGTTGGAGGTAAATAAACTAATAAACCTATGAAAAAATCAGAACTAAAACAACTCATTAAAGAAGAAATAATAAACCATCTCAAAGAACAAAGTATCATGACAGGGATGAAACATATACCTAACCTAACCCCAGAAATTGAATCAAAAATAAAAAATTTAAAAAATTTGTATCCTAAACATGAATTTTATTTAACATCAAACGATCGATGGAAACCTGACAGAAAAGATTTGTATGGAACCTATACATTTAGTTATAGCGGTCCTAAAAATGATGAATTGAGAGATATAATAAATCATCTTAAATAACTTTACAGACTAGATTTATATCCTAGTCGATTTTTAAAAGAATAATAGTAGAAGATGTAGCTCTAAATTTTGGAGTCTACATCTTTTTTTTGTATATTTAATCAAATAAAATTTTATAAATGAAGGACAAAAAAATAGTTTACATTGGTGCTGGAGTTTCAACCCAATATGGGGTTTTACATTTATTAAAAAATGGATATGACCCAAAATTAATAACCATAATTGATAAAGGGAAAAATATCTATGACAGACTCCCATGTGATATCATGACTGGTGCTGGAGGGTGTGGAACATGGAGTGATTTTAAAGTAATACCATCATTCAAACAAGGTGGGTTATTTCATCCTCATTATTGTCAAAATGAAGATCATGCTAATAAATTATCAAAACAATTATATGATTATATAGTTGAATATCATCCTGATCCTTCTAAAATAATGTATACTGAACCAGTAGAAGAACCACAATTTATTAAAGATTCACCTTTTGAATTACGCCAATCCCCTTGCTATCATTTAGGCACAGATTATGGTCAACAACAAGTAAAAAATATATTTGAATATTTTGATAAAGTAGGAGTATACCAAGTTTACAATGCAGAAGTTACCTGTGTTGATACACACCATAATCGAGTTATTTTTACTACTAAATACAATGATGGTGTTATCCACAATTATACTGATTACGATAAATTAATCATAGGCACAGGCAAATCTGGAATGGATTTTCTATCAGAATTTATTGAAGAATATAAATTAGATACCATACCCAAACCAGCCCAATTCGGAGTTAGATATGAAACAGATGGTAAATATTTTACTGAATTAAACAAAATAGCTTACGATTTCAAATTATATAAAAAGTTTGGAGAAGATAGTGCTCGCTCATTCTGTACAAATAATTTTGCAGCATTCGTAGCTGAAGAAGAAACATATGGAATGAAGTCTTTCAATGGACATGCTCATAAGGATCCTGAAAAAGAAAATGGTTTAACTAATTTTGGTATATTATTAGAAGCAAGAGGGATAGAAGATCCATTTGAATTTAGTAAGCAATTAGTTGAATTTTTCCAACATAAAGGAGAAGCATGTTATTACTCCCCAACATCTAGAAAACCTTCATTAACAGATCAGGGAACTCCTGTTCCTGGATATAGAATAGATTTAGAAGGATTTAAAGAAGGTTTTGGTAAATATGCTGATTATATATTAGAATTTATTGAAGATTTAAATCAAACATTTGGAATAGATAATAATTATATATTTTATTGCCCTGAAGTTAAATTTTTAACTAATGAGATATTACTAAATAAAGAAGATTTATCTTTACCTCAATATCCAAATATCCACTTACAAGGAGATGCTGCAGGGGCAAGAGGAATTTATATCTCTGCATTACATGGATTATATATTTCTAATAATATTTTAACAAATAACACATGAAAAATAAGAAAAAACAATTAAATGAATCTGAAATAGAACAGATAGAAAAAGATCTAATTATTATAAGACAAGGGATAGATGATGCCAAACTATTATTGAAAAATATGGAAATACTAAAAGAAAATATATGAGTCGCATAGGGTTAACAGGAACAGTTAGTGTAGGGAAAACTACTCTAGTTAAAGCATTAAAAGAATTACCTGAATTTAAAGATTACAAAATAGAAACTGAAAAAAGCAAAGAAATCAGAGATAAAGGAATAAAATTAAATACTGATTCTACTTTACAAGGTCAAATAATATTCGCTAATTACAGAACTGAGGAATTATTAAATAAAAATATTATAAGTGATAGAACTTTATTGGATGTAATGGCTTTTACTCGTTTAGCTAAATCAATCCCTCATTACATATGTAATGATTATGAAAACTTATATAAACATTTAATAAATGAATATGATTATATTTTTTATATATCACCTGAAGGTATTGAAATAGAAGATAATGGAGTACGATGTATAGATGCTGAATATAGATTAAAAGTAGATAAAGAAATACAAGAAATAATTTCCCTTTATAAAAATAAAATCAAACATTACCATCAAATATCAGGTACTACCGAAGAACGCATTCAACAGATAAAAAATATTATATTTAATCAATAGTTATATATATGTATAATAAAAATTAATATAAAATGAAAATAAATTTAAGACAATTAATCAAGGAAGAATTATCATCTTTCATCAATGAAACCCCAGAATCAGATAATGCTAATAAAAAAACCATTGAAGCTAAAAAAGCACAAATTTTGGCATTACAAAAAGAATTAGCTACTCTACAAAAAGGGGGAATTATGAATGAAGATGAACAATTAAATGAAATGCCATATATTGGTGGAACAAAAGATACCACAGGTTTAGGCACTATTTTGGCCTCATCTGCAAATAGATTAAAAAAAGAAGACCCAACCCTTACAGTACAAGATATTGCAAAAATACTTAAAAATAAGAAATCAAGACTTGAACGTGCCCCTGAATTAGAAAAAGCATTAAGAGATCAAGAAGAAAAACTAGGAGGAAGTCCTAATTATACCCCTGATTTAGGCCCTAACCAAACATTAGGAGCTGTCGAAAAGGCATTGGGTTTAAGAGAACCTAAAGAACCAAAAGCAAAAGCAGAACCTAAAGCTAAACCAAATAAACCTGCCAAAGAAACAAGTGTAAAATCAGATAAATCAAAAAAGACATCACCTAAACCAACATCTAAAAAAGAGGATGATGATGAAGATGTTGAAATAGAAGATACTTATTACAATGATGATGATACTTCATTACCAGATGAGGAAGCAGATGATAAAAAAGCAGCTAAAGCAGCAGCTAAAGCAGAAAAAGAATTTCAAGGTAAAACAACAACAGCAAAATCACTAACTCCTGAAAAAGAAGAAAGATATCAAAAATTATCTAAAGGTATTAAAGCTAAAGTTGCCAAATTGGAAAATTTATCAACTAATGCTCGAGCAAAATCCCCAGATATTAGTGTATTGAAACAATTAATTAATAAAAAAGAAGTTAAAGATTTATTTAAAGCAAAAGGTGTTGACTTAAATGCATTAGTAGCTAGTGTTATTAATTAAAATAACATTTAAAAAATGAAAACCTTAAAAAAAATATTTGGAAATATTTCAAATTTAGTTATAGCGATATTAATTTTATTATTAATATTAAAAACATGTAGTAAACCATTTGAAAAACCAATTACTACAACTACTATAAAAACAATTACAAAATGGGATACTATTAAAACTAGTATCCCTATTTATGTCCCTAAGCATAGTGTAAAAATTATATATTTACCCGATACTGATACTGTTTGGAGAGATATAGATACGGCTGCTATCTTAAAAGATTATTTTGCAACATATGTTTATTTTGATACTATAGAAAACGATAGTGTTTCAATTACTATTCAAGATTCCATAACCAAAAATAAAATTAAAAATCGAAAATTAGACTATTGGATCAAATATCCTACTGTAACAATAACGATAACTAAAAATAATGTAATATTTATCAACAATAGAGAATTATATGCTGGTTTAGGGGTTGGTTTTACATTAAACCAATTAAACCACGTTAGTGGAGATTTAACATTTAAAACTAAAAAAAGAGCATTATATAATCTAGGTATAGGAATTACCAATGATTTTTCACCTTTAATAAAAGGAGGAATACATTGGAGATTAGGTAAATAAATTATATTATATGTCTAGAACAGACTTAAAAGCCATTATAAAAGAAGAATACATGAAATGTGCTAACTCACCAGCATATTTTATGAAAAACTACTGTTATATTCAACATCCAAAACGAGGTAGAATAAAATTTGCCTTGTACCCATTCCAAGAAAAAGTATTAACCTTATTCCAAGAGAACCCATACTCAATCGTTTTAAAATCAAGACAATTAGGTATCTCCACTCTAGGTTCAGGTTATGCCTTATGGTTAATGTTATTTCATAGTGACAAAAACGTTTTATGTATCGCAACTAAACAAGATACTGCTAAAAACATTGTTACTAAAGTAAAATTCATGTATGATAGTTTACCTACATGGCTTAAAGAAAAAGACAAACCACCAGAACATAATAAACTTACATTAAAATTAAATAATGGTTCTCAAATTAAAGCTACTTCCGCCTCAAGTGACGCAGGTAGATCCGAAGCCGTTTCTTTACTACTAATAGATGAGGCAGCATTCATTGATAATATTGGTGAAATATGGGCTTCAGCTCAACAAACCTTAGCAACTGGAGGGGGATGTATAGCATTATCTACACCTTATGGAACAGGAAATTGGTTTCATAAAACATGGGTGGATTCGGAAATTGGAGAAAATTCATTCCTCCCTATTAAATTACCTTGGTTTGTACATCCTGAAAGAGATCAATCATGGAGAGACCAACAAGATAAAGATTTAGGGCCTAAAATGGCAGCACAAGAATGTGACTGTGACTTCTCAACATCAGGTGATACTGTATTTCCTAGTGAAATGATAGATGCATATGAGAAAGAATTTTGTAGAGAACCACTTGAGAAAAGAGGATTTAATCAAGATTTGTGGGTATGGGAACCAGCTGATTATTCCCGTTCGTATATGGTAACAGCAGATATAGCTAGAGGAGATGGAACAGATTATTCAACATTTCATGTTATAGATTTAGAATCAAACACACAAGTAGCTGAATATAGAGGACAAATATCAACAACTGAATTTGGGAACCTATTAGTATCCATAGCAACTGAATATAATAATGCTCTACTTGCCCCAGAAAACGCAAGTGTAGGATGGGCAGTAATCCAACAAATAATCCAGAGAGGATATACTAATTTATTCTATACACCTAAATCAGGAGAAATTAATGCTGATAGTTATTTTACTCAATATGTAGATCAATCCAAAATGACTCCTGGATTTACTATGGGAACTAGAAATAGACCATTAGCTATTGGAAGAATCCAAGAACAATTTAGAGACAAAGGGATAATAATTAGGTCTAAACGCACCATGGAAGAAATGAAAGTATTCATATGGAAAAATGGTAAAGCAGAAGCCCAATCAGGGTATAATGATGATTTAATAATGTCATTAGCAATAGCGGCTTTATTAAGAGAAACATCATTTATGTTCAAACAATATGGAGTAGATATGTCCAAAAGTATAATGAATGGTATTGCGACTTCTCAAACATCATATCAAGGTGGATATTCATCTGCTCAATCAAATAACCCTTATAATATCCATAATCCATATACTAATAGAGATGAAAATATTTCTTGGCTATTATAATCCTTATTCATATAATTAAAATAAAATAAAAAACATGGCAAATACTGATTTATTCTCGAGGTTAAAAAGATTATTCTCAACCGATATAATAATCCGAAATGCGGGAGATACCCAATTGAGAATAATGGATACCAATAAGATCCAACAATCTGGAGAATTTAAGACTAATTCAATAGTAGATAAATTTAATAGATTATACACAAACTCATCTACCTCATTATATGGTAATCAAGCTAGTATAAACTATCATACCTTAAGATCAACCCTATACTCAGAATATGATGCTATGGATACTGATGCAATCATAGCTTCTGCTTTAGATATTATAGCTGATGAAAGTACATTAAAAAATGATATGGGGGAAGTACTCCAAATCAGAAGCTCAGACGAGGATATACAAAAAATATTGTATAATTTATTTTATGATGTTTTAAACATAGAATTTAATTTATGGGCATGGATTAGAACTATGTGTAAATATGGTGATTTTTTCCTCAAACTAGAGATATCAGAGAAATTCGGAGTATATAATATTATCCCATATTCAGCATTTAATATTGAAAGACAAGATGGATATGACTTAGAAAACCCAGCATCTTCAAGATATATATTTCATGAAAATGGAATATCGGCTAATATGTCTTCTCAAAATATGATGCCTAATCATAATATAGATACAAATGAAATAACATTTGATAATTATGAAATGGCCCATTTTAGATTACTTTCAGATACTAATTTCCTGCCTTATGGTCGTTCCTATCTAGAACCAGGTCGTAAACTATATAAACAATATTCAATGATGGAGGATGCTATGTTAATTCATAGAATAGTAAGAGCACCTGAAAAGAGAATATTTTATATGAATGTAGGTAATATCCCTCCAAATGAAGTAGAAAATTTCATGGAAAGATCAATTTCAAAAATGAAACGTACCCCTCATATTGATCAATCAACTGGAGATTATAACTTAAAATACAACATGCAAAATCTAATGGAGGATTATTACATCCCTGTTAGAGGAAATGATCAAGCAACTAAAATAGATACATTAGCTGGATTACAATATGATGGGATTAAGGATGTTGAATATTTGAGAGATAAATTATTTGCTGCTCTTAAAGTACCTAAAGCATTCATGGGTTATGAGAAAGATTTAACCGGTAAAGCAACGCTAGCCGCAGAAGACATTAGATTCGCTCGTACTATAGAAAGAATACAACGAATCATAGTATCTGAATTAAACAAAATAGCATTAGTTCATCTATATTCTCAAGGATATAAGGATGAATCCGTAATGAATTTTGAATTATCATTAACTACGCCCTCAATCATATATGATCAAGAAAGAATAGCATTAATGAAAGAAAAAGTTGAATTAAGTAACCAATTAATGGAAAACAAAATCTTACCATCTGATTGGATATATGAAAACATATGGCATCTAAGTGAGGATAAATATGATGAATATAGAGACTTAATATTACAAGATGCTAAACGTAAATTTAGAATAACTCAAATAACGGCAGAAGGAAATGACCCTAAAGAATCCGGCAAGTCATATGGAACACCACACGATTTAGCCTCATTATATGGTAAAAGTAGATATGATGTTGCATCTGTACCTGATGGGTACGATGAAGATCTAAAATTAGGAAGACCAGAAGAGAAAGTATCCAATATAGGAACACAAGATAATGCATTAGGTAAAGATAGATTGGGTAAAAGTAGTATGAAAAATGATAATGGTGATGAGAATACTAAAGCATTAACTACTAATTTTAAAGGAGGTTCTCCATTAGCACTGGAATCTAAACAACAAAAACCAAACACCATCTTAATGAGCCAATTAAAAGAAAGATTCCCAAAACCAAAAACCATAATATTTGAATCAAAAGAAAACGAATCAAGTTTACTAGATGAATCACAACTTAAAGAAGATTAATATTTACCTATAATTTTATATATTTATAACTAAATTACCCATTTATTAATGAGCACCATAAAACACTCAAAATACAAAAATTCAGGAATCTTATTTGAACTATTAGTTAGACAGATAACCTCGGATATGTTAGAAGGAAAAGATTCCAAAGTTAAAGGATTACTCAAAAAATATTTTGTAAAAACGGAATTAGGGAAAGAATATAAATTATATGAATCATTATTAAAAAATGTTTCATTAACTGAAATGAAGGCAAATGCAACTCTTTCCACATTACTTGAATCTGCTAAAACATTGAATAGAGGGGTTATTAAGAGACAAAAATATAATCTAATAAACGAAATTAAAGAACATTGTGATTTAAATAAATTTTTTAATCATAAATTACCCCAATATAAAATACAAGCTGCTTTTTATACATTACTTGAGATTAGTTCAACAGATAAACAGATATCAACTGAACAAGTAATAAATAATAAAGTAACAATATTGGAGCATTTAACAGCAGCCCCATTAAGTAAAAAGGTAGAAAACGAAACTTTAGATGAATTCAATAAGTTAGATAAAAATACCAAAATGCTAACTTATAAAATTATATTGGAGAAATTCAATAAAAAATATGAGAATTTTGATAATAACCAGAAATTAATCCTTCGAGAATTATTAACATCAGTTGATAATAAACCTAAATTAAAAGAATTCTATATTACAAAAATAGACGAGATTAAGAATACATTAAATAAACTTAATAAAAAAACAACCGATGAGGTAGTTGCCATTAAGATAAATGAGATAGTTAATTCAATTCCAACAATTACAAAAACACAACCAATCAAAGAAAGTAACTTAGTGGATCTACTTCAATATTATGATTTAATAAATGAATTAAAAGTTTCAAATGGAAGATCTTAAATCTAAAGCAATATTATTATTTGAGAGTGCCCATAATTTTACCACTAAACTAGTGGGGGATGGTGATGGAGAAAGAAATACCACAGAATGGGATGTTACATATGCTCCATCCATCAAAAAAATCTACCAAGAAGTAGTAACTATTGTAAAACAATTAGAAGATGCTGATGGTTTCTATAAAGATAAACGAATTAAAGATTTAGTTATTATAGGAAAAGAACTTAGAAAACGTTTATTCAGATTACAAACTATCCACAAAGAAGTAACTGAAATATCAGCTACAAATATGGGTGGGGGTTCATTTAATCCTGGAAAAGGGATGCAACATACAGGAAAAAATGCATTCAAGAATAAAGAAACTAAAATTCCAATAAGAAAATTATTTAATGAAGAAAAAACACCTAATTTAGATAATTTCCAAAAGGAAAGAATAGATGCATTCGATGATATAACAGCTAAAATAAACAATTTATCCCCATTAGTATCAAATGCTAAAACAAGTACAATTGAATATTATAATAATAACCCAACATCATTTGAATTACATATTTCAACAGAAATTATATTAAATTACCTTAACAAAATAGAACAACTCTTAAATCAAAATAAATGAAAGTATCATTACAAAACCAGTATAAATTAATTAAAGAAGGGAAAGGTCATAAAGATGTTTTCCTAAAAGAGGCAAAATCACAATTCCCAAACTATATTACTAATCAAAGTAATTTTGATCAAGCTGTTCATTTATTGAAAGATAAAGGAGTAATAGCAGAGAATATAGTTAATATTACCCCAAAAGAGAATAATGCAACTAAAGAAGATTTCGAATCAGCATTTAATATATTCTTAACTGAAGCCAAGAAAGACGAATTAGAAGATTCTGAAAAAGTAAAAGCTGAAGAGAAAAACCCAATTGACTCCCCAAATATACATGATAATTCAGATAATAAAAATATAGACAATGTTATATTTGATCAATTAATGGCTGGGTATTATATTGAGATGAAAAAAGAGAAAAATTGTGATAAAACAGTACAAGAAATTAAAGACATTGTATTGAAGAATTTACAAAAGGATCCTATATTTTACGTAACCAAAGGACAATTTGGATTAGAGGATATTGGTTATCAAGTTGAAGCACCTGGATTAGGTGAACCTAAAGAACCAAAAGGTCCGTATAAATCAAGTGGATATGGAAATTTAAATGAAAATAAAAACAGCAATATGATATTACAAGAACAAAAATTACGTAAAGTAATTAGAACAATCATTAAAGAAGAATTGTCTAAAAACCCACTTAACGAAAACGTAGATAAACGTTTAAAAGAAATTGAAGGTGAATCTCAATTAGAAGCATTACAATCTAAAATAAATAAATTAGATGAAGAAATTGAAAAAAGAAACACTCAATTAGGTATGTTAGATGAAAATGAGGATTTATCTGAATTATTAGACAAAAACGCAGTTAAAAAAATTCAAAAAGAGATAAAATTACTTGAAAAAGTAAAATCTAAATATGAAAAAATGTGTGAGAAAATGGAAGGTAAAGGCGCTAAAAAATCCATTATTGATGAGGATGATGAATTAAATGAAAATGAAGAACAACCATCATCTGAATATTTAGCTGCTAAAGAAGATGCTGAAGAAAGATATGATACTGGAGAAGATATTGAATCAATTTTGGCTGATTATCCTGAATTTAAAGATATGTTAGAAAAAGACATTATAGGTAAGTTTGAAGGAAGTGATTACTAAAAAACTAAAAAAACTATGAATAAAGAATTACTTAGAGAATATAGAACATTTGTTTCAAAACCTGTACATTTAGTAGAATCTCAAATTAAAAGGGGAGGTAATATTTTTGTAGAAGGAATAATGGCTACCGTTGAAGTTAAAAATGGAAATGGACGATATTATTCTAGGCAATTATGGGAGAGAGAATTAAATAAATTCAATCAAAAAATTGAACAGAAATCAACCGAGACATGTGGTGAATTAGATCATCCCGATTCTCAAATAATCAATTTACAAAATACATCTCATGCCATTAGAAAAACATGGTGGGATGGAGACAATATTATGTGTAACATTGAAGTATTTAGTGATATGGGTGAATATGGTACCTCAGCAGGAAGAATAGCAGGTGCATTAATCAAAAATGGTCTTAATATAGGAATATCTACTCGTGGAATGGGTTCATTAGAGAAAAAAGGCGAACTACTTGAGGTACAAGATGATTTTGATTTCCTAACAGCAGATTTCGTATCTAACCCATCTAACCCAGGATCATGGTTTAGACCAAATGGACAATTAAATGAGGGTATATCAACTAATTTATTAGACCCATATGCTAAAGTAAATAGCATAATAACAGAGATATTATGTAGTAAAGGGCAATGTCCTCTCATATAAAATTAATATAAAATTATAACAATAACCTGCTTTTAGCAGGTTTTTTTGTTCTCTATTGACTTTGAATTCTCCCTACATACGTATAACCATAATATGTTACTTCCGCCCGGAAATTATGTAACATCAAATAAATAAATTCTATTACGTTTCCAATAAACGTACTTTCCAAAAAAAAAAACAAAAAATTAGGAACAATGGCAAACAACAGACAGATGTTCAAAGAAGCTATCGCTGAGGCTAAGTCAATTAAAGAAATGGCAATCGCTAATGCAAAAGCAGCTCTAGAAGAATCTTTCACGCCTCATTTAAACACAATCCTTTCTGCAAAATTGCAAGAAATGGAAGATGAAGATTTAGAAGAGGATTATGATTTAACAGAAGATGAATTTGTTAATGAAAATGAAGATGAAATTGATTTAGATGAGCTTTTAGCTGAAATTGAAAATGAAGAAACTTCCCTGAACGAAGGTGAAGAAGAAGATGAAATGGAAGATGAGGACGAAGCAGACGAAGAACCAATTAACATTGCTGATATGACAGATGAAGATCTGAAAAAATATATCGAAGATGTAATCAAAGAAATGTCAGCTGAAGGTGAATTAGAAATGGATTCTGAAGAAGATGAAATGGAAGATGAAGTTGAAGTAGAAGATGAAGAAGAAGTTGATTTAGCTGAATTATTAGCTGAAATTGATGATTATGATGATGATTCTGAAGATGGAGATTTTTACATGGATGATGACGCTGATGAATTAGAAAGATTAGGAGTAAATGACTTAGCTGATGATGAATTCGAAATCGAAGATGATTTAGAAGAAGGAGTATTAGATATGTTTAAAGGTCCCTATACTAAATTCATGGAAAAAAATAAAGCTGATTTTGACTCTGCTAAACAAATCCAAGATCCACAAGCTAGAAAAGAAGCATTAGAAGTATTGGTTCAAAAGTTTGGGGATGAAGAAAGAAGAGCAGGATTATCTTCAAGTGATGTAAGAAATAAAATTAACACATTTAGAGAAAAATTAGGTTTACCAATAGCAGGCGGATTCTCAACTTTTGAAGAATCTCAAGAACTTCAAGAAAGTAAAAAAACAATTGATGCTCTTAGAAAAGAATTGAATGAAATAAATGTATTAAATGCTAAATTGCTTTATACAAATAAAATATTCAAAGCTAAAAACTTAACAGAGAACCAAAAATTACAAGTTCTAAAATCATTTGATAAAGTTTCTACAGTTAAAGAATCAAAATTAGTGTACGAAACAATTCAAGAAGGATTAGTAGCTAAAAAACCATTACTTAAAGAAAACCTAGGTAGTGCTTCTCGTTCAATAGCATCACCAATTAAAAAACAGATCATTAACGAAAATGATCAATTTGCAAGAATGCAACAACTAGCATTCGGAGAAAACAAATATTAATAAAATAAAAAACAAACAAACAATTAAAAACAAACAAATGTCAAGTATTAACCAATTATTAGAAAGTACAGCTAACGAATACAAGCAATCTCAAAAAGAGGCAGCTATGTTAGCTAGTAAATGGGAAAAAACAGGATTATTGAAAGGTTTAGATACAGAGGTATCAAGAAACAACATGTCAATGATTTTGGAAAACCAAACAAAACAATTACTTGTTGAGCAATCTTCAACAAACCAAGGTGGAGGAACATTCACAGTAGGTAAAGGTGAGCAATGGGCTGGAATAGCTTTGCCAATGGTACGTAAAGTATTCGGTAAAATCTCTTCTAAAGAGTTCGTATCCGTTCAACCAATGAAAATGCCTTCTGGTCTAGTTTTCTTCTTAGATTTCCAATATGGACAAGGAAAAACTCCATTCACAGCAGGTGGTGATATCTACGGATCAGGTTCATTATATGGTGTTGTAGGAGCTACAAATGAATTACCTTCTAAAGGTTTATTCGGAGCAGGTAGATTTGCATACACAATCAACCAATTCTCAGCTTCAGCAACTACTACAGTAGCTACAGCTAGTTGGGCAGATTTAGATTATGATTCTTCATTATCTTCTTCATATGCGTCTTACACTAAAGTAACTATCCCTAATTCAGCAATGACAAGACCTGATAACGAAGGTGTTAGATCATTCGTATTAGCTTCTGGTTCAAGTGCTACTACAGCAACTACAAATGCATTATTGCCTCAATATACTTCAACAAATGGAACAACAACTTCTTTCATTTATGTTGGAGCAGTAGGTTCAGCAAATTTACCAACAAACGGAACAACTTCAACAGTATTCTATTCTCAACAACCAGTTGATAACAATAGAGGTGATTTTGAAGATGTTGCTGGAGGTGGTAGACCAAATGCTAACTCAATTGCAGCGGATGCATTAGCTATTCCAGAATTGAACATTGATATGAAGTCTGAATCATTAATTGCTAAAACAAGAAAATTAAAAGCTAAATGGACACCAGAGTTCGCTCAAGATTACAATGCTTACCAAGCAGGTGATGCTGAAGCAGAATTAACAAACATTATGTCTGAATATATCTCATTAGAGATTGATTTAGAGGTATTGGATATGTTGATGCAAGATGCTTCTGCAGCAGATGAATACTGGTCAGCAACAAATAACCAATCATTAAATTCAGCTAAAACTGGATATGATAATTTAGGTTTTTTCAATTCTCAAGGACAATGGTTCCAAACATTAGGAACTAAAATGCAAAAAGTTTCTAACTTGATTCACCAGAAAACATTTAGAGGTGGAGCTAATTTCTTAGTATGTTCTCCAACAGTAGCTACTGTATTAGAGTCTATCCCAGGATTTGGTTCATCTTCAGATGGTGATGTAACTAAAATGTCTTATGCATTTGGTGTACAAAAAGCAGGTCAAATCAATAACAGATATACTGTTTACAAAAATCCATACATGACTGAAAATGTTATCTTAATGGGTTATAGAGGAAATCAATTCCTTGAAACAGGAGCTGTATTCGCACCATATGTTCCATTAATCATGACTCCATTAGTGTACGATCCAGAAACATTTACACCACGTAAAGGTTTATTAACTCGTTACGCTAAGAAAATGATTCGTAGTGAATTCTATGGTAGAATTTTCGTATCTGGTTTAAGTTCATTGTAATTAACCGTTAATTAAACACTTAAACATAGAAAGCACCCATTCGGGTGCTTTTTTTGTTTTCGTATTTTATCTCGTTTAATATAATAGTCAAATAATATTTGGGATGTTAAATAATTTATCACATATTTATAGACAAAACAAGTTATATGACAGATTTTAACAGAACACCTGAAGCACAAGCTCAATTTAAAGAAAAGAGAAAACCAAAAGGAGAAATCAAGTTTAAAATTTCCTTAAATGAAGAGCAGAAAGAAGCAAAACAATTAATATTATCCAAACCAATAACATTTTTAGATGGAAAAGCAGGTTCTGGGAAAACTAGTTTAGCCGTTCAAATAGCTCTAGACCTTTTATTTAAAAAGGAAATATCCCAAATAATAGTAGCTAGGCCATTCGTAACAGCCGGAGAAGATTTAGGATATTTACCTGGAGGGGTAGATCAAAAATTAGAATATTTAATATATCCTATCCATGATTTAATGAAGAGCAATTATGGTGATGTAGATAAAATTGAAAAATTAATTAAAGATGAAATCATAAAAATATTCCCCGTAGGATTTCTTAGAGGAAATACATTTAATGATAGTATAATAATAATAGATGAGGCTCAGAACTGTACTAGACTTCAAACAGAACTTATTCTAGGAAGGTTAGGAGAAACCTCTAAACTTATATTTTGTGGAGATAAAACCCAATGTGATCTCCCTAAAAAACTAGATTCAGGAATAAATCTTTTGAGTGATTTATCTAAAAATCTCCAACATTTCGGGTATTTTAAATTATCAAAAAACCACAGACACCCCATAGTTGAAGATATTTTAAGTTATATTAAAGAAAATAATCTTTGACATATTTGAAGAATATAGAGACTAATATTTATAATAAAATAACTTATTATGAACGTCTCAATTTGGCCAGGAAGCTCCTCATTTGCAACCGGCTCAACTCCATTTGGTTTTTACGATACTGATCCTATATTCCAAGGTGATGCAGATCGATTTGCAAAATTTGCAGCTCAACGTTTAGGATATCCAATTGTAGATATTGAACTACAAGATATAAACTTTTACACAGCATTTGAAGAAGCCATAACAACATATGGTAACCAAATATACGCATTCCAGGTAGCTGAAAACATGTTATCATTTCAAGGAGCTAATACATCAATTGGCTCTATGAATAATCAACTTATTCAACCGAATTTATCATCAGTAATCCGTTTATCCGAACAATATGGTGAAGAAGCAGGAGTTGGAGGTGATACAACGTGGTATACAGCATCGCTTGATTTAGAAGAAGGGATCCAAAATTATGATTTAAATGCATGGGCCTCTTCTAGCTTAGGTATTAGTGGAAGTAATATCGAGATTAAATTGGTATATTTCCAAGCACCTTCCGCTATAACTAGATATTATGACCCATATGCGGGAATGGGTGGTGGTGCTATTGCTATGGGTGCTGGGTTTGGTGGAGGTTCAACTCCATATACAAATTTCTTAATGATGCCTATAAATTACGATTTACAGCGTATGCAATCAATTGAATTGAATGATCAAGTTAGAAGATCTCAATACACATTTGAGTTAATAAATAATCAACTAAGAATATTTCCTATCCCTACACCTAGTATGGAAAAATTATTCTTTAGATATATAATAAAATCTGAAAGAAACAATCCTGTATCTAATGAAACTGCCCCTAGTGGAAGTAGTTTAATTACTAACCCTTCAAACGTACCATATAATAATCCAACTTATTCATTGATAAATTCAATTGGTAGATCTTGGATATTTGAATATGGGTTAGCATTAGTTAAAGAAATATTAGGATATGTAAGAGGAAAATACTCAAATATCCCTATACCACAATCAGAAGTTACCCTAAACCAATCAGATCTAATATCAGCTGCAACTTCAGAAAAGAATGCTTTAATTGAAAAACTGAAATTATATTTAGGGGAAACATCTAGAAAAAGCTTAATGGAAAATAAATCATTAGAAGCTGATTACCAGAATAAAACATTAGCAAACGTTCCAATGCTTATTTACATTGGGTAATAAATTAAAAATAAAATAACATGGCGCTTTTTGGAGGTAAACGTGACATATCATTATTTAGACATCTTAATAGAGAGTTGATGGGTGATATTATTTCCCAACAATGTGCTGTATATAAATTAAAATTAGAAGAAACTAAATTTAACTTATATGGAGAAGCATCTGGAGATAAATTTTATTATGATCCCTTACTAATTAATGTATTAATTGATAGAGGAGATCAAACCTATTCAAATGATGATATGGGTGTTACCTCTGGTAGAGCAGTTACGTTCAAATTCTTTAGAGACGATTTAGTAGCAGCTAATTTAGTGATGGAGGTAGGAGATATAATAATGTATTATGAATCTTATTACGAGGTAGATGAGGTAATAGCCAACCAATTGATACTAGGCAAAGACCCAGACTACCCATACAATGATAATCCATTAAACCCAAGGTTGGAAGATTTTGGCTCTAGTTTATCAATATTATGTAAAGCACATTTAACACCTTCAGATAAAGTTGGTTTAAGTAAAGAGAGATTATAATGGCAAAGAATTTAAAACCAAACCCAAAATCACAACGTGAGATATCAGATAGTCTAGTAAAGCCATATGTTAATCCTGAAACAGGAGAAACAAGAGGTAATCCAAATATCCCATCTGAATTCAACCAAATATCTAAATCTGATCAATCTGGAATTGATTTTAATCGTTCCGAGAAACAAACATTTAGAGGAGATACAACAAAACCATTTGTATTAGGTTTACAAGATATAGATGAGGCTATAATGTATTATTTTAATAGTGTAATTAAACCTACTGTAACCCAAAATGGAGATAAAATAAAAGTACCTGTAATATATGGTTCCCCAGAAAGATGGAAATCAGCTCAAAAAGATGGGTATTATAAAGATAAAAATGGGAAAATAATGGCCCCTCTTATTATGTTTAAGAGAGAATCAATGGAGAAAAATCGTTCAATATCAATTAAATTGGATGCTAATTTACCTCATTTATATACTTCATGGCAAAAATCATATTACAATAAAAATTCATACTCTAATTTTAATGTATTAAATAACGCTAAACCTATAAAACAATTTATAGCAAACGTTATACCTGATTATGTTACTTTATCATATAAATGTGCTGTGCAAACATATTATGTAGATCAATTAAATAAGATAGTTGAGGCTATTAATTATGCATCTGATTCATATTGGGGTGATCCTTCTCGTTTTAAATTTAAAACCAAAATAGATACATTTACTACTATAACAGAGATTACCCAAGGAGAAGATAGATTAGTAAAAAGTGAATTTACAATTACTGTAAACGGCTATATAGTACCAGATAATATACAGAAAGAAATTAATTCAATAAAAAAATATACAGATAAAACAAAATTAGTTATTGGAATAGAAACAACATCCACACCTATGGAAACTTCAACTGTATCAAATAATTCATCTCCAACAGTAGTGTACCCAACTCCTCCAACCCCACCTCCACCTTCTTCTGGTGTAAGTAATGAAACTATAATATACTTAAATACTAATAAACAATTAACAGGAACTTATTCAAATCCAACAACATTTATATTTAATGCAGGATGGTTATTAGCTCCTATTGGGTTACCTCCAACATCAATTGATAATTTCTCAATATTCTGCAATGGAGTATTAATTGAAAAAACAGCAATAATATCATTTAGTGAATTGAGTAATATAAGTACATTAATAATAGATGTGAATGAGTTAGGTTATCAATTTGAGGCAACTGATGAGGTTATAGCAATAGGAAAATTTAATATATAATATTTATAATAAAAAATGTCTATAGTTAATTCCAAACAACTTGCTAAAAGTATATATAATATTACCGGTTCCTTTACTGGTAGTTTTATAGGTGATGGTAATCAACTTTATCTATATAGAATAATAACAGGGAGTATAACAGCTAGTGTAGGAACAAATGGAAATATATTCGAGATATCCTCGGGTAGTTATAATCATTTCATAATTAACTCTAGTGGCTCATTCATTATAAAATCCCAAGCAGACAATATAATGACTGTTGTAAATGATACCAATGAGAATATAATTACAGTAAAACAAGATAAAATAATTAATTTTATAACACATTCATTTAACCCAACTTCATCCGCTAACCCGGGTGATATATGGTTTACTTCATCATCCTTATATCTAGGATTAGAATAATAATATTTATAACAAAAAACATAGAATAAAATGGCAGAATGGAAAAAAGTCATCGTCTCGGGGAGTGATGCAAATTTAGCAAATTTACAAGTAGATGCTCTAACCTCAGGACAAGTAGTAATTGGAGGAGGAGTAGGTAATTTAACTACAACAGCAATAAATGGTGCTGGAAATATAGTAGGAACAACTGGAGCATCTGGCTTATCTCATTCTGGTTCATTTAGTGGCTCATTTCAAGGAGATGGATCAAATTTAACAGGAGTAGTAGCAGTAGCAGGATTTGCCCTATCCCAAAGTACAGGTATTACCCCATTTTCATTTAATGGTTCCGCTACAGCAGCAGTTGAAGTAAGTGGAGCCGCTGCTTTATCCTTAAATAGAATAGTTAAATGGAATGGAGCCGCATTTGAGAATACTTCATTAACAGATAATGGTACTCTAATTACAGGAACAACATCATTACAATTAAGTGGAGCTGATTCTTCATTAACAGGTTCATTTACAGGCTCATTCGTAGGTGATGGATCTGGATTAACAGGATTAGCAACCACACTAAACATATCAGGCTCTACCGGAAATGGCTCAGTTGGTTTAACTACACAAACTCTATCTATTTTAGGTACTACCAACCAAATAAACACAGTTGCTTCTGGTCAATCTGTAACTATTTCATTACCATCAAATCTAACAGTTCCTTCTAACTTAACAGTACCAGGAGATTTAGTTGTAAATGGAACAGCTTCATTCCAAAACACCCAAAACTTACTAGTTTCAGATAGATTTGTATTATTTGCTTCTGGTTCAGTTGCAGCAGGAGACGGAGGTATTGTAGTACAACAAGGAACACAAAATGTAGGAGAATTATTTGGATATGAAAATGGAGCAAATAGATGGGCAATAACATCTTCATACAACTCCTCTTCATCTTCATTTACCCCAGCTGAATACATGGTATCAGCAAGATCAGCAACAGGAGGTCCTTCAGGTAATCCAATTTATGGAGGTGCTTCAACGGGATATGGTCAGATTTATGTAGATTCATCAACCGAGGATATTTATATTTTCGCATAAATAAATTAAAAAATGGGTTTTATAGCAGGTAATATTGAAGGGAAGGAGGAAGTTGTTCCTCCTTTTTCTGTAGAAAATAATAATTTAAATAAACAAGAAATTGAGTATTTACTTTTATTGATAAAGGATTCAAAATTCCTTGGAGAACATTTGGAAATATTGTATAATATAGTAATTAAATTACAAAATCAACATTTAAATAAATAAAAATGGATTTACATACAATATCATTAACAATACATGAACTAGGTGTATTAAGACAATCATTAGATTTAGTAACTATAAGTGGGAAAGACGCACAATTCATAGCCAATTTGCAATTGCATTTAGATAATAGTATTAAAGAAATTAATGAGGGAAATATTAAAAAAGAAATAGAATCTATTAAACCAACTAAATCCCAAAATAAATAATATTTATAATAAAGAATTAATTGCATAATTTAAAAGGAGATTCTAATGTCTAAATGGCAAAAACTAATAGTATCGGGCAGTGATGCTCAATTAAATTCCCTTAATATAAGCGGAAGTTTATCCGTAACAGGATCATTCTCTGCACCAAAATCAATCCAATCTGGAGTTGCATCCGGGTCTCAATTTGCAGGAAACCCTAAAACATATACAGTAAATATTCCAATTCCACTGAATGATTCTAATTATGCAATTACAATAACGGGGGAAATAGCTAGAACATGGAGTATAATATCCGGTTCTAGAACAACCTCTAGTTTTAGAATAAACTCAAATGCTAATTCAGTATTTACACAAAACGTGTATTGGCATTTAATTAAATATTAAATATGGATAATTACAGTATAGATAATATCAATGTAGAAGGAGCCATAACAGCTAGTCTTTTTAGTGGGAGTTTTATAGGAGATGGATCTTTATTAGGAGGGATTGTACACGGAAGTCTTATAGGTTTATCAGATGACGATCATCCCCAATACTACAACCAAACAAGAGGGGATACAAGATATGTTAAAAGAACAGAGATAAGTATAACGAACCCATATAACACGACATTAATCGAATCAGCTTCAGGAACAGGAGGAGCAGCAAATGGTACAAATTATGTAGATGGTACAAATATATCAATTATTTTTCCATCTCTACCAGTTGGAGCAGTAGTAGTTTCTAGTCAAGTGTTAATAACTTACACATCAAATAACCCTTCATATTTATCTGAATTAAGAGTTAGAATGACACCACCAAATTCTGCTCAACAATCTGATTTAATTACGAGTATTGCAAACATTAGTGGAACTCTTACTGATATTATTTTAGCAAATTTTACAACAACAGACCCAGTAGGAACTTGGTTGTTTGAATTTAGAGATACATTTAACGATGCTGGAGTAGATGTAAATATTACAGATGTAACAATAAATTGTACCTATACTTTAGATACAAACTTATATGGTTTTGATGGTGTAATTCAAGCTAAAAAGTTTATCGGTGACGGTAGCCAATTAATAAATTTACCCCAAGGAGTTCAACTTGTGAAAGCTTATTTGACAGCAACACAAGCTATTACTGTAAATACACCTAATACATTAACAAATCATGTTTTTATCATTCCTCCAGGTAAATCAATGTCTCTTCAAGGAGTATTAATATTTACCTCAGCAGCAAATAATACCGGTGCTTATTATGGAGTTCGTGTAAGTCAACCAACAGGAGCAAATGGAAACGCTATAGGTAGTTTTAGTATAGGAGTTACTGTAACAAGTGCAGCCGCTAACTCTGAATTAAGAGATGGAGACGCTATAAATGTGGGAGGAGCCGGTAGTTTAGAGTCTGGTGTTTTAGGTACAGCATCGGTAGCAGGTAACAATAGTGGAAATATGATATTAAATGTAACAAACACATCAACAAATGTAAGTACAGTAGTTGAGATTAGATTTAGAAGTGAAACAAATGGTACAGCGGTAACCGCTCAAATAGGAACAAGTGCAATAGCTTTAATTGGATAAATAATTATGATATTAGACGGAAAACAAATTGAAAGTTTAGAACATCTTGAAACATTGATAGTTGATTTAGATGAAGCTAATAAACAATATTTAAGAAATACTTACACTGGTGCTTCTAATATACCTGTATTGACAGAGTTTGAGACTATGGTAGCAGATGAAGTTAACTTTTATATTAACAAGAGACAAAACGATGGAGTTAGAGCTTTCTTTAACTTAATGGCTGAATTAAGGTTATTCTCCTTGCAAAATAATTTACCAAGAGTTGTCAATAAATACATTGAGAGAAAATTAAAACAAGTAAGAGATGAGGTTTGTTTAGGTCAATGGATATCGGCAAGGGAATATTTAGATGAAGTAGTTGTAGAAGATTATTTGACATCAGAGCTTTACAATAGAGTTAAGAATATATTAGATACATACATAGCAGAAAATTACTAATTTATCTATGTATAACATAGAAAGAAAAAAATCAAATAAGTTATGGAAAACAATCAACCAACAGAAAAAATAACATTTACAGAAGAAGAACAAAATGAAATGAATGTTATCCAACAACGAACTCAAGAAGTAATCTATGAGTTAGGGGAAATAGAAATGTTAAAAATCCAATTAAATAAGAGACAAAAAGAATTAACTAATAGGATTGAAGATATAAACAAAAAAGAAGATGAACTAATGGAACGTCTTCGAGATAAATATAAAACCCCTACCGAATAAACCCCACATAATCGTTTTTATACTCATTATTATATATTTATTATCAAATAAATTTTTCTAATGACAGAAACACTAATTTCCCCAGGAGTATTAGCTATAGAAAATGATGGTACATTCTTTACTACCCAACCAATACAAGCAGGAGCAGCAATTATAGGCCCTGCAGTTAAAGGAAAAGTAGGAATACCAACTATAGTTACATCTTATTCAGATTATGTAAACAAATATGGTTCTTCCTTCACTAGTGGAAGCCAAGCATATTCATACCTAACATCAATTTCAGTATATAATTATTTTACTAATGGAGGTAATACTTTATTAGTAACTAGAGTAGCATCCGGTTCGTTTTCCCCCGCATATTCTACTCAAATATATAATGCCAATTCTTCGTATGTTGATCTAGATTACGTTGATCCTGAATATTTTATAGGAGATGAAAATACATTTATAATAGAGACATTATCTGAAGGTATTATAATGAATAGTTCTTCTTCCCTCAATGCAGATGGAACATTAGTTTCAGGTAGTGTAGATAATTTAAGATGGGAAATAACAAATTCTAATACATCCTCAGGTACATTTACTTTATTAATAAGAAAAGGAAATGACTCAACCAGAAACCCAGGAATATTAGAAACATGGACTAATTTATCATTAGATCCATTTGCTTCAAATTATATTGAAAAAGTAATAGGAAACCAAGTAGAATCAGTTATACAAGATCCTGATACATTAGAATATTATACTGAACTGATAGGTACATATTCAAATAAATCGAGATATGTAAGAATTCAACAAGTATTAAAGAAAACACCTAATTATTTCGATAATTCTGGAGTAGCAATTCCTGAATATGCATTATCAATTCCATTTAATCAAAGTGGTTCATTCAATCAAGCTGTAGGATCAAATATACCTGTAACAACTGGGAAATATTATGATGAAATTAATAACGTAAGTATACAAGGATTGAATGCTAATGATTATATGGAATCAATTGGGTTATTAGCAAATAAAAATCAATACCAATATAATTTACTAACAGCACCTGGTTTAATAAAAGATGGAACCAATTTCCCAAGTCATTCTTTAGCAACAACATTACTAGTTAGTACAGTTGAGAATAGAGGAGATGCTATGGTCATAATGGATATAGTAGGATATGGCTCAAATTTATTACCGGTATTAACTAATGCAACCGCTATTGATTCATCATATGCTGCTGCTTATTGGCCTTGGGTACAAACGATAGACCCAAACACAGGACAACAAGTATGGGTTCCACCTTCAACTATGATGCCTGGAGTATTCGCTTTTAGTGATTCTATAGGCGAGCCATGGTTAGCACCAGCAGGTCTAACGAGAGGAGGATTATCTAATGTTATTCGCGCAGAAAGAAACCTAACTCAAGGAAACAAAGATTCATTATATGCTGTTAATGTAAACCCAATCAATACCTTCCCTGGAAAAGGAATAGTAGTATTTGGACAGAAAACACTACAGAAAAAAAGAAGTGCATTAGATAGAATTGGTGTTAGAAGATTATTAATCGAGCTAAAATCATACATTTCCCAAGTAGCAGATAATTTAGTATTCCAACAAAATACAGTTACAACAAGAAATGAGTTCTTATCTCAAGTAAACCCATATCTTTCTTCTGTACAACAAAGAGAAGGATTATATTCATTCCAAGTAACAATGGATGAATCCAATAATACCTCTAATGTAATTGATAATAATCAATTAGTAGGAGTTGTACAATTACAACCAACAAAAACAGCAGAATTTATTCTTCTAGACTTTAATTTATCTCCTACTGGAGCAGATTTTAATTCTTAATAAATAATAATACGTATAATAAAACATAAAATAAAAAATGGCAAATTTCCCACAATTCCCTGGAGTATTAGCAAATGAAATAGATAACACATTTACTACCTCAAACCCAGTAAAAGCAGGAGCTGCAATCATAGGACCTACAGTAAAGGGGCCAATTGAGGTTCCAATCATTGTAACTTCATATTCTGATTATGAAAATAGATTTGGTTCTAATTTTGTTAGTGGAAGTGATAATTACTCATTCTTAACATCAATTGCAGCTTATAATTATTTCAATAGTGGAGGTAATTCATTATTGGTAGCTAGAGTTGCTTCTGGTTCTTATACACCTGCCACTAGTAGTGCCTCTAATTATAATACAAGTGCTTCATTTGTTCTGGAAACTATTTCTGAAGGTACTATAATGAATAGTTCATCTAGTTTATCATCTGATGGAACATTAGCGTTAGGTACTAAAGAAAATATTAGATGGGAAATTGCAAATTCTAACACTTCATCTGGAGCATTTACATTATTGATTAGACGTGGAGATGACAAAACAAATAATAAAATCATTTTAGAATCTTATAATAATGTTAACCTAGATCCTCTATCAAATAGATTTATCTCTAAAGTAATAGGTGACCAAACCATTTATTATAACTCAACAACCAACCAAATTGAATCATCAGGTAGTTTCCCAAATATATCAAGATATGTTAGAGTAAAATCAGTTAATACAACTCCAAATTACTTTACAAACGGGGGAGTAGCCAAACCAGAATACACAGGTTCAATCCCAATCAATGCAAGTGGTTCATTCAAAAGTGCCACAGGCACAATAAAAGGAGGTGCTAATTTTTATGAAGCAATAAATGATTCAAATACTCAAGGATTAGTAGCAGATAATTACGACAATATGATTGATCTATTATCTAATGTAAATGCATATAGCTTTAATATACTAATGACTCCTGGTTTAATTGATAATTTAGCTTCACATACAAGTAAAATTACAACAATTATAACAAATACTCAAGAAAGAGGAGATAATATCTATCTAGTGGATTTAGCTGACGCAGAATCAACTACATCAGAAATTATAACACAAGCTTCTACTAGAGACACATCCTATGCTGCCGCTTATTACCCATGGGTTCAAATCGTTGATCCTTCAACAGGTAAAAGAGTATTCACTCCTGCTTCAACAGTAGTGGCTGGTAGATATGCATTCACAGATAGAACATCTAAAGAATGGTATGCACCTGCAGGTAAGAAAAGAGGAACATTAAGTGTACTTAAACCTAAATTTACATTATCTGAACAAAACAAAACAGATTTATACTCAGGTAAAGTAAACCCAATCATAATCTTGAAAGATAAGAGTATAGCGGTATTCGGACAGAAAACATTACAAACAGCTGAATCAGCTTTAAGTAGCGTTAATGTAAGAAGATTATTAATTGAATTAAAATCATACATTGCTCAATTAGCTGATAATTTAGTATTTGAACAAAATACTCAATCAACTAGAAATGCATTTTTAGCCCAAGTAAATCCATATTTAGAATCAGTACAACAAAACTTAGGTTTATATGCTTTTAAAGTAATAATGGATGACTCAAACAACACATCAGATTTGATAGATAGAAACCAATTAGTAGGTCAGTTCTATATACAACCAACTCGCTCAATTGAATTTATCTCACTTGATTTCATTTTATCCCCAACTGGAGCAACTTTTCCAGCATAAGATAAAACAATATAATATTTAAGGCACATTAATATGTGCCTTTTTTATTTCTCTTTCATATATTTATAATAGGACCCAAACGAAATATTAGGATGAAAACATGTGCTAAATGTAATACTGAAAAAGAATATAACCAATATTATAAAAAACAAGTATCAAAAGATGGTTATAATAATATTTGTATTCCTTGTAGAAAGGGATATAACGAATTGAATAAAGAAAATATTCAAAAATATTACAAGGAAAACAAAGAACGATTTCAGGAAAATGGGAAAAAACATTATTCTGAAAATAAAGAAAAAATAAATAATAAAAGTATTGAATGGGGTAAAAACAATCCGGAAAAAAGGAAAGAGATACAAGATAAATGGAATAAAAATAATAGAGAATATTTTAAAATTTGGAGGAAAAACAAATGGGAAACTGACCCCAATTTTAAATTAAGAATCATATTAGGAGCTAGATTAAATGATATACTAAAAAGGATAAAATTAAATAAATCAAGTAGTATAATTTCTTTTATAGGTTGTCCTATTGAAGAGCTTAAAATATACATTGAAAATCAATTCTTACCTGAATTTACATGGGATAACCACGGTGAGATATGGGAACTAGACCATATAATACCATGCTTTAACTTTGATATGGAAAACGTTGAAGAACAGAAGAAATGTTTCCACTACACTAACTTACAACCATTATTTAAAACTACTAGGATAGCTAAGAGTTTTGGGTATGATGACATAATAGGAAATAGAAATAAAGGGAAGAAATAACCTTTCATACCCCTACCATATGTATAATCAACAAAAATAAACTTAAAAATAAAATAAAACATGGCAATACTAGATCCTAATGAAGTTTTCTTTACCGCCTTCGAACCAGCTCAAAAGAACAGATTCATATGCTACATAGATGGAATTCCATCATATATGGTTAAAAAAATGAGCGCAGTTTCATTTACCAATAACGCGGTTGAACTAAACCATATGAATGTTCAAAGATTTGTAAAAGGTAAAACAAAATGGAACTCAATTGATTTTACACTATTTGATCCTATTACACCTTCTGGAAGACAAGCAGTAATGGAATGGCAACGTTTGCATCACGAATCTGTAACAGGTAGAGATGGATACTCTGATTTCTATAAAAAAGACATAACATTTAATGTTGTAGGTCCTGTAGGAGATATAGTTTCTGAATGGGTAGTAAAAGGAGCATTAATTACTGAAGGTGGATTTGGTGATTATAGTTGGGATGAAGACGGAGCAGTTGAAATCACAATGAAGGTTCAACCAGATTATTGCGTCCTCAATTTTTGACAGTCAATTTGTACTTTAATTGTCCTTTCGTATATTTATAATAAAACGAAAGGACATTTTTATGCAACATTGTAAATTATGCAAATATGAAACAGATAACAAGTTCAAATTTGCCAAACATTGTCTGGTTGAGCACAACTTAAACAGACAAAATTATCTAATCCAAACCGAATTTAATGGAGTTCAACCCCAATGTTCTTGTGGTTGTGGTACCTTAATGAAATATAACCCTACATTAGGTACTTTTCCCAAATATATCAAAAAACATCTTCATATCATTCAAAAAGGTCTTACCCAAGAAGAAATATTTGGAGATATGAATGCCCCAAAACGTATAAAAGCCATATCTGACTCCAGAAAGGAAAAATTTGCTTCTGGAGAATATGATCATATTAAAGACGCTGTAAAATTAAACAGAAAAAACCCTGATCTAGGAGATAAAATATCTAAAGGAGCAAAAGGAGTACCCAAACCTAAACCAAAAGGATTTGGCATAGGAAGAACCCACTCAGAAAAAACTAAAGAAAAGATGAGTGACAGTGCTATAGAAAGGATTATTATTACCGATCAAAACCACTCTTCTAAGTTAGAAAAAACATTTAAATTAATTCTAGATCTTCTAGATATTAAATACAAACCATTCTTATATGCTAAATCTATTAAAGCATTTTATGATTTCCATCTCATAGAACATAATATCATTATTGAAGTAGATGGTGATTTTTGGCATTGCAACCCCCAAACCCACCCAATTCCACAATATGATTCACAAAAAAAGAATATAGAAAGGGATAAAGTTAAAAATCAATGGGCTACAGAAAATGGATATAGAATACTCAGATTTTGGGAATATGATATAAATAACAACATTCAAGAAGTAAAAAGAATATTACTAGAGGAAATAAATAAAACAACCAATTAATAAAAAGAGCTTGCCTATTACAGGTGAGCTTTTTATATTTCCATATATTTATATTCAAACTAAGTTATAAAAATAAAATCTATGAGTGAATTTACAATTCCAACAGAAAAAATTGAATTACCTTCAAAAGGTAAATTGTACCCACAAGAATCCCCATTATCATCCGGATTTGTTGAAATGAGGTATATGACAGCAAAAGATGAAGATATCTTAACAAACCAAGCGTATATAGCTGATGGTACTGTTTTAGATAAACTAATGAATTCTTTAATTGTTACTAAAATAAATTATGATGATTTATTGGTAGGAGATAAAAATGCAATAATGATTGCTGCTCGTGTATTAGGATATGGTAAAGATTATTCCTTTATTAATCAAGGAGAAGAAGTATCAGTGGACTTATCTAAAATAGATAATAAACCATTACATAAAGACTTCGAGGTAGCAACAGAAAATAACTTTGCATTTACCTTACCTCATTCGGAAAACAAAATCACCTTCAAACTATTGACTCATAAAGATGAGATTAACATAACTCAAGAAATCGTTGGTTTAAAGAAAGTATCTAAAAAAATATCAAACGATTTAACAATCAGATTAAAATACATTATTACCTCAGTTGAGGGAAAAACCGAAATGAAGGATATAAAAGATTTCGTTGATAATTACTTACTAGCTAAGGATTCAAGAGCATTAAGAGAATATATTAGAGAAATCCAACCGGATGTGGATATGTCCATTCCCAGCGATGAGGGGGGTAGAATCAATATACCAATTGGGATAAGTTTCTTTTGGCCCGAAGTTTAAATTGAATAAAAATGGCTCCTCAATATGAGGAGCCTGTATTTTGTAGTATTTATTATTGAACATTAAAAATAATACTATGATAAATATCACAAATAATATTCCATTAGTAGGAATATATAAAATAACTTCCCCCACTGGAAAAGTTTATATAGGGCAAAGCAAGAATATTCACCAAAGATGGAAATTTTATTTCTTTTTAAACTGCAAAAATCAAATCCACCTATATAATTCTTTGAAAAAATATGGATTTGAAAACCATAAAAAGGATATTATAGAAGAATGTACTTTAGAACAATTAGATGAAAGGGAAATATTTTGGAAGAAATATTACCTTAAAGAAGTTAATAATAATTGGAAAATGGTATTATTTTGTGAGTTATATGATACTGGTGGAGGTCCAAAGAGTGAAGAAACTAAATCAAAAATTAGCAAATCAAATCTAGGTAAAACAAAATCCCAACAACATAAAGACAACATAAGTAAATCTAGAACAGGAATGGTTTTTACTCAACAACATAAGGATAACATGAGTAATAGTAGATTTAGATATAGTATATTATGTATAGAAAATAATCAAGTTTATAAAAGTGCTCATCAAGCTTCAAAAGAATTAGATCTATTTCCTTCATCCATCCTCCGAGTATGTAGGGGAGAACTCCAACAAACAAGAGGATATACTTTTAAATTTTATGAATAATGGAAATCAGTAAAAAACTCCGTAATCAACTCCAATTATTTGGGATTACCCCCGAAAATGCAGCACAAACCAGATTCGCAATATTTACCCAAATACATGAGATATGCTTTCATGGAAAAGGAGGATACGATTGGAATACAGTTTACAATATGCCTATATGGTTACGTAAATTTACTTTCAATAAAATCAACGAGTACTACGTAGAAAAAAACAGACAGATTGAAGAAGCCAACGGTGGTGGCTCCGGTAAAAATTTAGTTGATTCTACGGGAAAAATAAGTCCAATGAATGCAATAAATGCAAGTAAATCAAGACCCGCAAAATATAGATAATTTGTGGGTTTTTTATATTTATAATAAAACCATAAAACCATAAAACCATGAAAAAATCAAAACTAGAGCAAATCATCAAAGAAGAAATACAAAAATTATTACCAAATATTCCTAAATTTGATAAGAATAAATTTAGAGAATTTAAAGATAATTTAGAAACTATTATATGGGATAAATATCCTTTAAATAAAGATATAAAAACAAAACTCCCAAAAAACCTAATACAAGTCTCACCGTATAATATAGAAACAGATTGGGCTAGAATAGATCATAAAATTATTAATGGTAATAATAATTTAACAATTAGATTAGATTATCCTAATTATATTCATTGGTTTTATAATACTGATAATATAGAAAATTTATATAAAATGGAGGCTGATAAATTTGGTTTTAAATATAAAAAATCTCCTAATCAAGGAATTATAACATTATTATTTACCAAATAAATTATAATGATTAAATTAATAGATATATTAAATGAAATTGGGGATGCATCTTTACCCCCTTATATTTCTAATAATTCCCTCAATCTCGATATTAAAAAAAAAGGTGATTTTAATGTAATAAACGGTAAATTCACTACAGACAGTGGTCTTATTATCAAATATGACTTCAGAGGAGTAAATCCCCAAATATATGGATTTGAATTTATGGTAGATAAAATCCCACAACATTCAGTAAAAACTCCACCTAAAGAATATTTACGAATAATGTCTAGTATTGTTTTAATTATTAATAAATTTTTATCTGAAAATGATATAACGGAACTATGGGTATCAGGAGCAGACAAACCAGGTTTTGAAGGACAAAAAAATAAAATATATATAAAATATATTGAATCTTTGTTAAAAAATAATAATAAATATTTTTTAAAACAAGAAGATGATGATTTAATAATCATGAAAAAATAAACATAATAAAAATAATACATGGCTTCAAAAAGACAAGAATTAAATGAGATTAAAGATTTACTAAATCAAATAGAAGCTCAATATAAATTATTAGGTGCTACTTCCCCATTTAATAATAAAAATGCAAAGGATTTTTTAGGAAATATTGATGTATTAACAGACTCTTTAAGAGAAGCAAGAGATGCAGTAAATGAATTAGATGATGGTGCCGCAGATGTGTATAGAAGTTGGCAAGCCATTACTAATGAGGTAAGTAAAACTAACAGCTCATACAACAAAGGTCTCTCAGAACTATCTAAAATAACTAAAATATCAAAAGATATTAAGGATTATCAAAATGGTTTAAATGATTTGTCATCTAAACAGATAAGACAAAAACAAAAACAACTTGAAACATCTAGGCAAGAATTAGTAATTCAAAAACAATCCTTAGAAGATCAAAATAAAACATTAGGGAATACAGCCCGTGATCTTGCATTAAAATTAAAAAACGAAACCCTCATAAATAATATCACGGGAGCATTAGATAAACAGAATGGTCTATTTCAGTCCCAACTCCAACTTACCGAAGACATCCTAAACCACCAAGAAAAGGTTGAAAGGAGTATGGGAGTTATGGGGGGAGTAATGAGGGGGATATCAAAAATCCGAATGCTTAACGGACTTATTGATTCAGAACAAATTTTAGAACACACTCAAAACCAAATTAAGGCCCTCCCTGAAGGAACCAGTAAGTGGAAGATGTCTTTAGTTGGGGTTAGTGCTATAACTAAAAACATTTCATCCCAATTTATAGATGGAATACTCAACCCAGCTAACCTAATTACAAGCGCTATGGGTCTATTAGGAAACGCTATTCGAATGATAGATAAAGGAGCAGGTGAGATGGCTAAGTCCATGAATATAACCTATTCCGAGGCTTTAAATGTACGAGAAACATTAACAGGTATAGCTAATGCAACATATGATACTAATATAAATACTAAAGACTTACAAGAATCATTACTACATGTAAACTCAACATTAGGAATCAGAGCAAACATAAATTCTAATGATTTAGTCACTATGACTAAAATGAGGGAAATGGCTGGTTTTACTAATGATGAAACATATGGTTTATATCAATCCTCTGTTTTAAATAACCAAACATTAGAGAAGACAAATCAAAGTTTATTAGGTTCTGTTAGAGCATATAATGCTAAAAATAAATTAGCGATAAATGAAAAGGAAATAATGAAAGAAGTTTCCAAAATGGCAGCTAGTTTAAAACTTTCATTGGGTAATAATGCGGGGAAAATGGCTGAAGCTGCTTCTCAAGCAAAACAATTTGGAATAAACTTACAACAAGCATCCACAATATCTCAAGGTTTATTAAATTTTGAGCAATCAATACAAGAGGAATTATCTGCTGAATTATTGTTAGGTAAAGATTTAAATTTTGAGAGAGCAAGGGGACTTGCACTAAATGGAGATACAGCTGCGGCCTCTGCTGAAATACTTAAACAAGTAGGTACTGCAAAAGATTTTGGTAATATGAATGTTATTCAACAGGAAGCAATAGCTAAAGCTGTTGGAATGACAAAAGATGATTTAGCTAAATCTTTAATTGATAGAGAAAACCTAAGTGCATTAAGTAAACTAGATGCAGGATTATTAAAAGATGCTACTAGTGCTCAAGATGCATATAATAAACTAAAATCAGCTGGTTATTCAGAAGCCCAAATCCAACAAGAATTAGGCAAAGAAGGAGTAGCTAACCTATATGAACAGCAATCAATCCAAGAAGAATTTAATAAAGCCGTAGAAAAATTACAAGACTTATTTGTTGGAGTAGCAAACGTATTAATGCCTGTGTTTGATGTATTTTCTGGAATATTCAGTATAATGGGGTATATAAATGGTATAACTGATGGTTGGCTGGGAAAGGTACTAGCACTTGGAGTAGCTTTAAAAGGAATAACTTCTATATATAGTGGAATTTCTGGTTTTGTATTAAAAACTTTAGGATACCAAACCCAACAAGTATCCACAGCTGGAGTACAACTTGGTTTAGGAGGAAAAATCCTTACTACATTAGGTTTTCAAGGTGCTGCCGAAGCATACAAAGAAGCCAGAATGAAAAAACAAAATATATTTACTGCTATAGGGGCGGGTCTTCAAAAAACTATATTAGGTTCATTAGTAGCCCAAGGATTTGCTATGATAAAAAATATAGCTAAGGGTGCAATTGTATTAGCCCAATCTATAGCTACAGCTACAGCGAATATAGCAAGTTCAGCCGCACTTTCATTTGGAGTAGGAGCCGCAATAGGATTAGCGGCAGGTGCTGCGGCATATGCCTATTTTTCTTCTATTAAAGATGGGGAAATTGATTATTCAAAAGGCCCTGTTATATCAACAGGATATGATCAGGTGCAAATAGATCCTAAAGATGCCGCATTTTTTAACCCAGAAAAGGGTAGAGTACAAGTTGGAACTGATTTACTTGGTAATAAAAAAGGTAATAACCAAACTGTTGTAGCCCAATCTAAAACAGATATGAATGAAACAAATTCATTATTAAAACAATTAATAATAGAAAATAAAAGAAACAAAACAATAGAAATGGATGGTAGAAAATTAAACAATACTACCTCAATGTCTTCTTATAGAGTAAATTAATTTTAATATTTATAATAAAAATAAACTACTTGGAATTTAAAAAATAATTTTATATAGTCATAAACATAAACATAAACATAAACATGAAAACAAAGAAAAAAACAACTATTAAAGAAAACCTAAGAACACAATTCTTAGCAGGACTAATTTCAGAGAATCAACTAAAAAAGGTTAATGAAATTTTAGAAGAAGAGAATAATGAAGGGGGGAAAATGGTAATAGGATATGATAAATGGCCAGAAGCTATAAGAGATTTTATATACGATAATTTATCCGATGATGAAGAAGAACTTCCAGATATAATTAATGCCCTTAATATAGCAATAGCTCGTTATGAAGATGATATGGAAGCATTAGGTATGCCTCTTTCTTAAGAAAAAATTTAAATATTAACTTATATTTTTACCAAAAAAGGGGATTACTAAAAATAATCCCCTTCAATATTTATAATAAAAATAAACTAATATGGGACTTTTAAACAAACTAACAACAGACGGATCTAACTTAAGCCAATTTGATGGTAATAATATACCTAAAATGCCAGGAGCTGAACCATTATCAACTTTACATTATGAGTATTCATTAAATGGTGCTCCAACAATGGTTAACAAACCAACACCTTCCAATCTGGATTTAAACGGACAAACCCCTTCAAAATATCTAGATAACTTACCAGGTTAATTAAAAACATAAAATTAAATGGGTTTAATTAACTTATCTACGAATCTAAAATCCCTTAAATTCGGAAAAGATAGACCAGGAGGAGGTAGTAGTGGGCAACCATATATGAAAAAGGACATCCCTGATAAGGATGCCCCCTCTATCTTAGATACGGATTTTATATGGAGAGGAGGACTTAAAGCTCCAATGCGTGCAGCAGAAGATGTTGCGCGAATGACTAAGTATCTCTTTGATACTAAATCTCCACGTGGTATTTTATTCGTAGCTAAACAAAACTTATTATCGAGAACAGCGGTTTCAACCGAGGGCTCAATTGGACCTTCATATGGTAACGGAAGCGTTAACGGAGGTACTTATACACCGTTATCTACGTTAGCTCAAGTTGGAGTTGGTTGGGCAGGTTTACATTTAAATAAGCAAGGGATTGATCCTTCTTCTCCAATGACTGGATTATTAAGTAATGGTTTATTCGATAAATTTGGTTTAAATAGATATGAAAAAGTAGTATGGGAAAACAACTTTAGAAACCCTAATCTACAATCAGATGGGGTTGCTGCTCAAGCTAATGAACCTACTTCAAAAAATAGATTAGTAAAATATTACAATACATTTCTTAACCCTGAAAATATTAGAGATAATAAACTTTCCATCCCATCTGACCTAGATGAATATCCAGGAGGACCTGGTTCTGCTTTAGGTATAGGAAAAACTAGAATAAAATTTGCGAAAGATGGTGATGGGGTTAATATATCCACTTTTAAAAAATATTTTGAAGAAAAAAACAAATATAGTAGAGGAACAGGAATGTTTAATAAAGAAACTATTCTGAAACCATATGTATCAAATTTTTACACCTCATCATATGATATTCCATTTGGGATACAATCTACTAATTTCCCAACCCAAAATTTCTTAATTAATAAAGATTTTATAAATCAATCCAAATATAATCCATCTGGAAGTAAAGGATATCAAACATATAAACCTAGAGTAACAGAAGAATCCCAAACAAAACTAACATATAAAGAATTAATAAATGATAGATTAAATACTTTATATAATAGAGAATTGATTGCTGCATCAAAATTTGACGCAACAACGGGTCAATGGGTGTTAACATCACAACTACAAACTATTCCATCATATTCATCATATAATACTTTGTATAATGATAAATTAGAAACATGGGATGAATATGGGGGTGGGACTGAACCCAAACCACATAAAAATGGGTATTTAGCAAACCTAGATAAAAATGCGGGTAGTTACATACGAAATGACAATAAATTCGTTAACTACAATAACTTATATAATAGATCAGGGGGAATAGCTCCTGATTTCAGATTAACAGATAGAAAAATTAGGGGGTTTAATGATAATGATAGTTTCAAAACTGATATAAATAATCAAAAGAAACAATGGATAAAAGATGGAGTTATAGATAAAAAATCCATCCATAGGATCCAATACTCCAGCAATAAATCTTCGTTTATGAGTTCAAAACCCCTAAACCAAGATACAGAACTTATCCCATTCAATATAGAAATAATAGACTCAACAGTACCAGCAGGTGGAACAGGACAAAAGTTATACTTTAAATCATATATAGACTCAATATCTGATTCATACTCAGCAGGATGGAAAGATCAAAAATATATGGGTAGAGCAGAGAGTTTTCATAAATATGAATCATTTGATAGAGATATTTCATTTGATTTTACTATAGTGGCTGATAATACTACTAATTTAGATATAATGTATAATATGCTAAATAATTTAGCAGCCTCATTAACCCCCCCAATACTCTACAGCAGGATATATGAC